TTAGAAAAAGTTAAGGCGTCATTATCCATACGTAATTGGTCTGCTCAATACATGCAGAATCCAACTTCAGAAGAAGGAGCCATTTTAAAACGTGAATGGTGGCAGCCATGGAAGGGGGAGATGCCAACACTTAAACATGTCATACAATCATATGATACAGCGTTTAGTAAAAAAGAAACTGCCGATTACTCAGCCATTACTACATGGGGAATATTCACGCCCCACGAATCCATGGCCGATGCTATAATGTTAATTGATGCAGTAAAAGGTAAATATGATTTTCCTGAACTTAAAATGGTGGCTCTCGATCAATACAAATATTGGCAACCTGAAACAGTAATCATTGAAGCTAAAGCTAGTGGACAAAGTTTATTACAAGAATTTAGAAGAATGGGAATTCCTGTAATGGATTTTACTCCAGGTAGAGGAAACGATAAACATTCAAGAGTTAACGCTTGTGCACCAATATTTGAGTCTCAACAAGTTTGGTATCCTAGAGACGAGCATTTTGCTCAAGAAGTAATAGAAGAGTGTGCAGCATTTCCTCATGGAGAACATGACGATTATGTGGACAGCACCACACAAGCTATGTTAAGATATCGGCAAGGTTCGTTTATTACTACTTATTCTGACGAGGATGAGGTTGAAAGTTATAGACAACGTAAATACGTATATTATTAAAAGGAGAAGACATGTCAAAAAAATCAAGAAGACGAAATAAATTGCTTCTAGCGGGTGCTGCATTATTCGGTGCATCTAAGCTAGGAATGCTAGGAGGCAAGGGAACAGTTACTGGCGCAGCTGGTAAAAACAAAAGATTGTTCACAGATATTAAACCCAAAAAATTTACTAAACCAGTTGGTCCACAAAAAGTAAACGTGGTTAAAAAGACTCCTCCAGGTAAAACAGTTAATTTCAAAGGTGAAGTTATTGAAAAAGGAGTTAACAAAGGTGTAGGAAACAAGAACACTAAATTTATAAATAGAAGTCCAGAAAAAGGTGAAGTTGGAATTTATCAAGGTGGTAAAAAAGTTAGCGACTTAAATCAAAAAGCTATTAACGTTTTATCCGATGGTAAAATTCAATCTCAAGGTAAAACTTTTGAAGGTAAAAAAGAATATAGAAAGTTCATGGATGAAAAAAGAGCAAAACAAAGAAATACTTCAGGTGGCGGAGGTTTTAAAAAATTCATGAATAAATTTGTACTTGGTGAAAAGACGCAAATGAAAATGGGAAAAATGGTTAAAGCTCGTGGTGGCGGAATGGCTAGAACCAAACCTACAAAAATGTATTAATGGCCGAAATCGATAAAGCAATTGTTGAGGAGACAGAAACTCCTGAAACAGAAGAAGTAGATATTGAATTAGAATCTGATTCAAAAGAACCCTCTCCTGTTGAATTAGCAGAAGCCGTAGAAGATTTTTTTAAGAATCTTGCGGAAGATATGTCTGATGATGTTCTTCAACGTATCTCCAATCAATTGCTTGACGATTTTAAAAAAGACAGAGTTTCAAGAAAAGATTGGGAAACAAGTTATACAAATAATTTAGATCTTCTCGGTATCAAACATACTGAGATGACAAGACCATTTAAAGGTTCAGCTTCAGTAACCCATCCATTATTATCTGAGGCAGTCACACAATTTCAAGCACAAGCATATAAAGAATTACTTCCATCATCTGGTCCTGTAAGGACTAGAGTTTTAGGTATGGAGGATGATCAAAAAATAAATCAAGCGCAGCGTGTTCAAGATTTTATGAACTATATGATTACTGAGGAAATGGAAGAATATACTCCAGAGTTTGATCAATTATTATTTTATTTAGCTCTAGCTGGTTCAGCATTTAAGAAAGTTTACTACGATGAAGTAATGCAAAGAGCTGTATCTAAATTTATACCAGCTGAAGATTTAGTGGTGCCATATTATGCAACAGATTTAATGGATTGTGAAAGAATAACCCATGTAATTAAAATGGGAGAAAACGAAATACTTAAAAAACAAGAAGCTGGATTTTATAGAGACGTAGAATTAAAACCTACATCTAAAGGACCAACTGAAATTGAAAAAAAATACCAAGAGTTAGAAGGAGTCACTCCTTCAAATGATAAACAATATTCTTTTTCTGTTTTAGAAATGCACGTTGATTGTAATTTAGAAGAATTTGAAATGCAAAATCCTGACAAACAAGTTAAAGTTCCTTACATTATTACCATTGATGAAGGTTCAGGAGAGGTATTATCTATATATCGTAACTACGATCCTAACGATGAAGCAAAAAAACGTAAAGAATATTTTGTTCACTTTAAATTTTTACCAGGGTTAGGGTTTTATGGGTTTGGTTTAACTCATATGATTGGTGGCTTAAGCAGAACTGCTACACAATCTTTAAGACAATTGCTAGATGCTGGTACATTATCTAACTTACCAGCTGGATTTAAGTCTAGAGGTATAAGAATTAGAGATGATGACCAACCATTTCAGCCTGGAGAGTTTAGAGATGTGGACGCACCGGGAGGAAATATCAAAGATCAATTTCAAATTTTACCATTTAAAGAACCATCAGCTACATTATACCAATTAATGGGCTTTGTTGTACAAGCTGGACAGAAGTTTGCAGCGATTACTAACATGGATACAGGTAATGACATGCAAAATAGAGCTGTTGGTACTACTGTTTCACTCTTGGAACGTGGTTCGAGGGTCATGAGTGCTATACACAAGCGATGTTATTACTCTATGAGAAGAGAATTTAGACTTTTATCAAAAGTTTTTGCAACATATCTACCACCAATCTACCCATATTCAGTATATGGTGCAGATCAAGCGGTAAAACAAACTGATTTTGATGATAGAGTAGATGTAATTCCAGTTGCAGACCCAAATATCATGAGTATGGCGCAAAGAGTGACTTTAGCAAACGAAAATTTAAAGATTGCTATGTCAAATCCTATGATGCACAACTTAAGAGAGGCATATCGAAGAGTATATGAAGCATTAGGTACTCAAGATATCGATCAAATACTAAAACCTATAGAAAGACCTGTACCTAAAGACCCAGCTACAGAGAATATGGATGTATTAGCTATGAAACCTCTTAAAGCATTTCCAGATCAAGACCATGATGCACATATTAATGCTCATAGAGCTTTTATGTCCACTAGAATGGTTCAAATAAATCCACAAGTTTACACTGCTCTCCAAGCACACATATCTGAACACGTTTCAATGAAAGCACAAGGAGAAGTTGGTGCTGCAATTTCAAATGATCCAAATATGCAGGCAAGATTACAAGCAGATCCTCAAGGTGCACAAGTTGAAATAAATGCAATGATAGCTAATAGAGTTGCTTCACTTACAATGGAGCTAGCACAATCAGAAGCTATGGGTCAAAAACAAGATCCAATTGTTATGCTAAAACAAAGAGAGTTAGATCTTAGAGCTATGGACATGCAAAGAAAATCTGATGAAGCTATAATGAATTATGATCTCAAAGAAAATCAAATCGAAGAGCAATTAGATATTGAAAAGATGAAATTAGAAAATAATGAAGATCAAGCTAAAGAAAGAATTAGAATTGCTGAAGAAAAAATTGCAATTCAAAAAAGAAAGAAAAAATAATGAAAAGAAAGATCAGAAAATTTAAAGGTGGCGGAGCTGATATGGGTGCTCCTGAAAAAGCACAAGAAAGAGCTGATCGAGGATATGGAAGCACAGCAGGTGTAGATAGAAGTGCAGTGGGGCCTGGATCAAAATTTGCTGAAAACACGCAAACACAAAATTTAAGTACAAATAAAAAATCTAATATACCAATAATTGGTCCTGTTACTTTAGGAATAAATTTAGTTAAAAAAATGTTTGAACCAAAATCTTATAATAAAAGTAAAAATCTTAGCGGAGTTGTTACTCATAAAAAAATAAAAAAACCACCAATGCCGCCTATAGGAGGTGGAGGCGACAATGCACCTAAATTGTGTCCTGATGGTTCTATGCCACCATGCAAAACAACAACAGCAGCTACTCAAGCAACAAAACCTACAAATACTTTTTTACAAAATTTTAAAGCTTATAATTCTGGAGGAGTATCAAGTGGTCCACCACCATCAAGAGGACCTAACCCACAAGTTCCACCAGTCAAAATGAGAAGTGGTAAGATGACTAACAAATATAAAATGTCTTGTCCTCATAGACCAGATGGTATTAGAGGTATGGGCGCAGCAATTAAAGGACATAAATTTATAGGAGTTAAATAATGTGGTTTCAAGCTATTAAACTTGCAGTATCAGCAGGATCAAAAATTTACGCAAATAAACAAAAAGCTAAGATGGCAATGTCGGATGCACAATTATTACATGCAGAAAGACAAGCACGTGGTGAGGAAGCTTATCAAGGAAAATTATTAGAGGCCCGACAGTCGGACTGGAAGGACGAGGCCGTTTTGATAATTCTCAGTTTGCCCGTGTTGGTGCTCGCATATGCGGTGATATCGGATGATCCTACAGCAATGGACAAGGTGAAATTGTTCTTCGAGATGTTCTCGCAGCTGCCGGGATGGTTCACAAATTTGTGGATCCTTGTCGTGGCGAGCATCTATGGTATTAAGGGTACACAAATATTTCGTAACGGAGGCAAGAAATGATTTGGAATTGGATAAAAAATTTATTTAAATTTAAAAAAGAAAAAGATCCTCATGAAGAGATGTTCGAGACAAATGAATATACTGTCGAAGAACTTCAAAAAATGACAAAGGGAGATCTTAAAAAACTTAGAGCACAAGGTAAAATCAAAAGTATTGCATATCCTTTTTATTAGTATATAGATTCAGTATGAGTCTTAGATCTGCATTAATACAAGCTTTAGAAGATAGATATAATGCACAAATATCTGAAGCTGATGCAACTGTTCAAATTTATTTAGAAAAGCCAGTTGCTATAGGAGAACATCCACAACACTTAGATGAAATAGATAAACTTATAGAAAAAATTGCAGCTGCAGAGGAAAAACTTTCTGTATTACAAAGTTTTAAATTATGATTCGTGGAGATAGCACAGAATACGAATTGTTAAAAAAATGGTGCACCACATTACCATTTTATGAAGAACCAAAATCAGTTACTACTTGTGAAATAGGTGTTCGAGAAGGTCTTGGATCTAAAATAATAATGTTGGGTATACAAGAAAGAATAAAAAATGTTCCTTATGAGCATATAGGAATTGATCCATATAATAATTTAAATTATCAACATTATGATGTGACTGAACCTGAGACCGCTGACTATAATGATGAAATGAGATTACAATTAGTTAAAGACTTCGCCAATGAAAAAAATTTTAATTTTTATCATTTTACAGATAGACAGTTTATGAATTTATTTAATTCAACAGATAAAATTTTTGACCTAGTACATTTTGATGGACCACATATGACTAGAGATATTTTAAGAGAAGCTATTTGGTTCGCTGATAAATCAAGAAAAGGTTCAAGGTTTGTATTTGATGATACTAAATATTTTGATATCGAAGTAGTTGTAAAAGCTTTGAATTATTGGGATTTTGATGTATTTGAGTCAGGTGCAAATAAAGTTTGCATGCAAAAAAAATAAAACATGTTAGATCCTTTTACAACTGACAAAGTTAAATTAATAATAAAAAAAGAAATTACTTCAACAAAAGATCATATTTGCTATGGGGTTGAAACCGAATCTCAGTTAATGTATGCTAGGGGCAGACTCAGCGCACTTGAAGCGCTGCTTCAGGATATTAATAACCTGCATAAGGAGGATAACGATGGTACAATTGATAAAACCTAAACTTACAGATTTCGGTTCGAAAGATAATAAGGAAGAGGTTAAATCACAAATTCCAACAGATCCAGAAGGCATCAAAAAATATCTAAATGACATACCAAACCCTGTAGGATATCGTATGCTTGTAAGACCATGGTCAGGACAAGCAAAAACAAAAGGCGGTGTAATACTTGCAGATGAAACTCAAGATAAAATACAAATGACAACTGTTGTTGGACTTGTAGTTAAAATGGGTGATCTCTGTTATGAGGATACTGAAAAGTTTCCAAAAGGTGCTTGGTGTAATGAAGGCCAATTTGTTGTTTACGGCAGATACGCTGGAAGTAGATTTAATACAAAATATGGTGAGCACCGTATTTTAAATGATGACGAGATCATAGGAACTATAAATAAGCCAGAAGATATTCTCCATTTGTTTTAAAGGAGGATAAACATGGCAGAAGATAAGTACAGTGCTGAGGCACTGCTTGCTAAAGAAAAAGAAGTCGAGTTAGACACCGATGACGTCAAAGAAGAGAATGTTCAAGTAGAAGAAAAAGCTGAAGAAAAAAAAGAACCTAATTTAAATTTAGGTGAAGTTGATCTTGGATATACTGATCATTCTAAACAAGAAGAAAAATCAGATAAGCCTGAAATAGAAGTAACTGAAGACAAACCACAAGAAACTTCTGTTGAAGAAAAAACTGAAACTAAAGAAGAAGAAAAACCAAACCTTCAAGAATCAAGAAGAGATTATCAAAAAAGAATTGATAAACTTGTCTTTCAAAAAAAAGAAGCTGAACGTAGAGAAAAAGCAGCTCTTGATTTCGCAAAAGGTTTACAAAAGAAATTTGACCAAAGCTCTGTAAAATTAAAAGAGTCAGACGAACAGTATCTTAAAGAATTTGATACTAGAGTTGATGCTCAAAGAGAACAAGTCAAAGTAGCCCTTCAACAAGCTATTGAATCTTCTGATGCTTCTAAAATTATGGAGGCAAATGATAGGTTAACTCAGTTAGCTGTTGAAAAAGAAAAAGCTCGTCTCGAAATAGAGAAAAGAGCTAAAGAAAAAGAAGAAGAAAAAACAACACAAACAAACAACGTAGAAGCTGAACCTCAAACAGCGGAAAAATCAGAAACTACACCACAAATAACTCCAAAAGCTAAAAAATGGGCTGAGGACAATAAGTGGTTTGGTAATGATGAAGTCATGACTAATGCTGCTATTACTATTCATAACAATATATCTCAAGAGGGTATTGAAGTAGATAGTGATGAGTATTATAATGAAGTAGATTCAAGACTAAGGAAGTATTTTCCAGATAGTTTTGATGCTGCTAAAGACGAGCCTAAAAAGGAGACACCGAAACCCGTCCAAACGGTAGCTTCGGCTGGTCGTAGTCAACAAGGACGCAGAACTGTGAAACTCACCAAATCACAGGTAGCTATTGCTAAACGATTAGGGGTGCCACTAGAGGAATACGCTAGATACGTGAAGGAGGATAAATAGTATGAGTACAATTAAGAGAACTTCACGGGAGTCAACTTCAAAAGTTTCGAAAGAAGCTAAAAAGACTTGGGCTCCACCATCCAGTTTGGATGCGCCACCTGCACCGAACGGTTACGCCCATAGATGGATACGTACTACCGTTCAAGGTTTTGAGGATACAGCTAATGTATCTAAAAAACTTAGGGAAGGTTGGGATTTTGTAAAAGTCGATCAAGTTAAAGAAGAGATTGGCGAAAACAAATATCCTTTCTATACCGAAGGATCTTATCAGGGGTGTATAGGAATTGGAGGCCTTGTGCTGGCAAGGATACCTGTAGAGATATTGGAAGCACGTGCTGAGTATTTTAATAAAATAACTCAAGATAGAATGAACGCTGTGGATAATGATCTCATGAAGGAACAGCATCCTGACATGCCTATCAATATTGATAGACAGTCAAGAGTGACCTTTGGTGGTAGTCGCAAAAAATAATTTTGCAATATCTACCGGGTCTTAAACAAATGTTAAAAGGAGAAAAAACATATGGCAAACGTAAGTGAAAAGTTTGGTCTAAGACCTTACAGAAAACTAGACGGTACACCATTAGTTGGAGCTCAAAACAGATACACGATTGCTAGCGGTTATGCTACTGCGATTTACCAAGGTGACTTAGTGGAACCACTAGGAACTGGTAACATTCAGAAACATGGCGCTAATACATCTGATGCTGTTGTGGGCGTTTTTAACGGATGTTTCTATACAGATCCAACTACACAAAAGCCTACGTATAGTAATTACTATCCAGGTTCAATCGCTGCGAGTGATATTACTGCATTCATCATCGATGATCCTGACGCTGTATTCTTAGTAGATGCAGATGAGGCTTTCACTAGAGCAGATTTGTACAAGAACTATTCTGTTACAAACACAACTGGTGTAACGCAAACAGGAATATCAAAAGCTCAACTAGATGTTAGTAACTCTGGTGTAGCTGCAACTTTTGTCGTTCAGGCAATTGACATATCGCAGGACCCAGACAATTCTGATACTGGAACAAGCAATGCTAATATTCTTGTTAGAATCAACAATCACTTCTACAGAAGTGGTACAGGTATAGCATAATAAAGGAGAATAACTTATGGCAATATCAAGATCACAACTAGTTAAAGAACTAGAGCCAGGTTTGAATGCTTTATTTGGCCTGGAATATAGTAGATACGAAAATCAACACGCAGAGATTTTCGCTACTGAAACATCTGACAGAGCTTTTGAAGAAGAAGTAATGTTAAG